TATCTTGAGATAAGAATTGTTTGAATACACTCATTCATTAAAAGTCTAATTTAACTCTTACCAACATTTCTTTTGTAAAGTTTTTCTTTAAAGGTTTAGATAGTTTTGCAACAGCTAATAATTCATTGTTATCATTATATAAACCAACAGTTGTAATATATGTTTCAGGATTGTTTATAAAACTATCGTATAATACTGATCCATTACTTCCTGAGATAAATGTTGGGTTTTCTGAGTAATTGAATTCTGCGTTTCTTGCTCTAACATATATAAAATCAGATGTAATTGTTTCTTGTGAATTTAATGTAAAATTAGCTCCACCAGAAATAGCACTAAATAATGTTCTATTATTATATCCTAAATCGTTAAAACTGCGACTTGTATTTAAAATAATACCACCATTAGCAGCTGTTGCTCCTAATGCTAAAGGATTTAACATTATTATTCCAATATCTGGTAAAAACCAACCATATGATCCTGAAAGTGCACTTGCACCACCTGCCCATCCTCGAGAGTTTATACCTGTGTAAACCGTACCTGCTGATCCACTGACTAAATTGTATAAACGACCTGCGTCTGTAAATACATTAGTTGTAGTTACTCTAGAATCATCTGTTAAAATAACAGAATTAGAACCTGATGTTAATTTTAATGATAATGATCCTGGGAGGAGTGATTCTTTATATCTATTTCTGTCTATATTTAAAACATAAAAACCAGAAGCAGTTATATTACCAAATATAAAACTAGCGTTTTCGTCTCCTAGAACTAAACTTCTATATTGACCATAAATTGTTCTTGTTGGAGAAGATCCAGTAACGGATGTATCATACAAATAACTTCCACTGCCTTGAGAATCTCCATAAGCAATATCAAATTGAACCTCAGAACCGGATATTAAAGATGCGGTCTGATAAACACTTAGATAATATTGTCCTGTGGTTGCTTCTTGAATTGAGGAAGTAAAGGATGTAGCTAGTTTAGGTACATATCCTGTCCATAAAGCAGCTGTTATAGCTTCAGATGATAATATAAAATCTTCAGGATCTAATCTTTTAAATGACATATTTTATTTTTTTAATTTTATTAAACTTTAACAACGGTTACAGGTATAGTTAATCTAGCTCCAGAATCACGACCTACAACAGTTAATGAAGCATATAATTGAGTATAAGTAGTTCCAAACAATGTATTAATTGTAGTTGCCGTTAAATTAATTGTAGTACCTATTACAGTTTTAGATACATTAGTACCTACAGTAGTTGTTGTATTTAATGCTTGAGCATCTGTGGTATTAACTCCTACACCTGTAAAGCTATTAAATAAACGAACATCAGAAATAGTTGCGGTGTATCCTGAGTTTTCAAATACTTGGTTATTACCCAAATAATTTAATGTTTGAGGGGTAATTGCTAATGAAGCTCCTTGTTTAATTACAATAGAAGCATAACCTAAATCTAAAATAGGCATTTTAGAAGTACCACGTGGTAAGGTAGCTAATTTATACTTCATTATTTGAGTTTCTTGAGGAAATGCTTCTAATAAAGGCATATTATCAATAGCTTGACCGTAGTACGCAGACCCAGATGGATGATTTGGGTTGTACATTGTATAATCTATTTCGTCATCAGCTAATGAAAATTGCGTAATTCTAAAACTTCCATCACCTCTGGCTAGTAATTCTCTGCCCTTTTTAGTTAAAATGGCATCAACTGTTACTACTGTGTTATTTAAATATCCCATTTGTTATTGATTTTTATTATAAATATATTAGGTTTTAGGTTTATTTCCAAAATTTTCAACTATATAATCTAAGTTATTTTTTATGAATGGCGACACATAATACGGAAGAATATTGCCTTTTCCAAGTCCACTTAAATTATTATCGACAGCTATAACAGGAGCGTTTTCTGTAGCTTTCCATATAATACATCCTAAGCTAGTATCTCCATACTGTTTAGCAGCGGCAAATGTACTGTTTGTTTTATTATAAAAATTAGCATAATTCCCGGCATCAATAGAACATGAAAAAATTTCATATATACCTAATGAATTTAAAAGTAAATCTGGAGGGTTATTTATTTCTAAATAGAAGGGGAATCGTTCCTTTAGTGGAATACTTGTTCTACCAAATCCATTATTAGAGTATACACTTGGTAAAAATTCAAATACAGACATAAACCACCTACTACCACTTAAAATACTTTGATACACCTCTACACTAGCACTAACTACATTTACTAATGATCCTGTTATATATGTTCCATCATTTTGAACCACTACAGTAGGTATAGACCCAGATGTATATAAAAGTGAACTAGATAATGATGTAGGTGATGAACCAATCCATCCTCCAAACATTCCAATACCTGAGGGGTTAGTAAAATTGCTAGGAATCCAATATACACTTTGTGAAGGTATTATATTACTTGGAAATAAAGAAACATTAGATGTTGCGACATTAGAATTAGGAGAATATTGACTTATAGATAGATTAGCAGATGAAGGTTTGTTTATAGTAAATCCAGCAGTCCCAAGTTTAAATATTTTTCCAACCCACACATTACTTCCAGTAATGTATGTATAATTTTTAGATGTAGTATCAAATTGGTTTTGGACTGTAAATAAGAAATTATTATCTACATATGGTTTTATATTTACAGCACTGCTTGTATTATCTGTTGATATAATTTGATTTGGATTTAATTTAAAAATTCTTCCCGGAAACTCTAATATTGGGGAACCATTATCAAATTCATAGATAGTAGTAAAATATCCATTTGCTATACTTGCATCATTTGATTTTGGGTTTAACCAAAGGGATTGACTAAACTGAGTTTGAAGTGCTTGTGAAACAGATGAAGTATTAAAATTATCCGTTGTTTGTCTACTTCCTAAATATCTTGGATATACATGTCTTCTTAAATTATAATAATAATCTTTAACATCTGCTTTAGTAGCCGAGCCAGATAAAATATATTGGAAAAAAGCAGCATTTGTTAAATAATTAGGATCTAATTCTTGAATATATTGACTTAATTCTTGTGTACTAACATTATTATACAATGAATCATAGTCACCTCCTTCAAAAGGTTTAGATAAATACGGACTATAAAACATTAAATTACTTGAACCAGTTTGAGCTAACCCAGTTACAACAGGATTAACTAGCTTAACATTAAGATAAGCATTAGAAGCAGTTATACTACTAGCATCATTTTCACTAGTGAATGCCCAAAGGTAACTATCTCCATATCGTGGATTTGGATCAACTACGGATACAAGTGCGTTTGCTGGTATCCCTGATCCTCCTCCTACTACTGTACCTACGGCTAATATACTAACTCCTGCGCTCATGTGAATATTTATATTATCAAATGATACTTGAGGGATTGTAAGTGTATAAGCATGTTGTTTAAAAATAAATAATCTTCCTGACCAAGGACCAACATCTGCTGATACTAAATCTGCCGAAGCTTCTATAGTTAATGGTACATTGATATAATCACGTAATGTATATAAACTTGCAGTTATATTTATTGATGTTTTAAAATTTTCATACGATGCTGTAAAATAATTTAGTGCATCAAAAATTACAGTTTCTGATTTAATTGCTTTAGAACTAAATGTAGTACTTCCACCATTTTGGTAACCACTAGCAATATATGCTTCTATAGAAGAAGTAGTTAAAGAAGCTGAAGCAGAGAAATTTAAAATTATACTACTTGTATATGGTGGAGTAGCATTTAATGTTGGTTGATAAGAGTATACAAAATAACTATTATATTCTGCTTTAGATAAAACATCATAGTATATTGTAGCGTTTGGATATTGTAGCTTAAAAGAATCTAAATATGCTAAACTAAGACTGTAGTTATTTCCTTGTGAGTCTTTTTTAGATATTTTAACAAATGCATCTCCTTGATTGGTAGGTGAAGGTACTAAAAAGTTTATTTCTCCATCTTTAGGAACAGATTCATACCAACTGCCTGAGTTATAGTTGTAAAATCTAACTTTGTAATTTGATTCAGGTTGAACTAAACTAAGAAAAATATTATCACCATTTAAATTTCCATCTGTAGCTACTAATTCTGTTCCTTGTAATTCACCATCAAAAAATTCTTTTTGATCAATATGATTTATATATGATAGACCTGTTGGTCCAACAAATGATTCACTCCAACTTTGAGTTAAATTTATAGCTCCAGGATATACAAAACTGCTACTTGTAGAACCATTTAATTCAGGCATTACTCCTCCGGGGTTTGCTAATGGTTTATAAAGTGGAGACTCTTCGTAATTGTATGGGAAAGATTTAACTGATCCTGAGTAGTCTTCAAATTCATAACTTCCTTGGGCAGGAGCGTATTTATTTCTTTCTAATAAGTGTTGTTTAATAACAATACCTGTTGCTAAACTAGTTCTAGCAGGTACAAAATCTTTAATTAATTTAAATAATGAATTATCAAAATATTTAATTAATTTAACATAATCTACTAAATTATAACTAGAAGAATATTTTGCGAAATATTGATCTCTAAGTTGATTAAAATCAGTGTATTCAGTGATTTTCTTATTTATTAATTGTCTTGGATCACCTATATAATTTCCAATATTAAAATAACCTAATTGGCTAATTATGTCTTCGTTTATTTCGTTTTGAGGAGAAAAAGCTACTTCTACATAATTAACATCACGAGTATAGCTTTGGCTTACTTCAAAATTTTGTTGTAAAGATCTTAAAGCAGATAAAGTATCGCCAGCAGGAATAAATGTACTTTCTATTTTAATTTTGTTAGAAATAATATTTCTAATACCAGCAGGAAACTGATCTAAATAAATTACTTCTGTATTAGGGACAAATGAATAACTTCCACTAAAAGTATAAATGCTATTTCCACCAGAAAATGATTGAGTAACTGGGTAGTAAGATATACCGGGGTGGACTGAGGTTCTTGCCGAGCCACTTTTGTCTAATTCGCTACCTAAAGGTGCTCTAAATATTAATGTAGCTTGAGATGTTTGTGACCCACTTAATTGATTAGATTCAATTGAATATGGATTCATCACATAATCATTAAATACACTTTCACTAATAGCTACACTATAAAATCTTAATTCTTGAAATGATCCAGAAAATGGAGTATAGGTTTTACCTGCTATACTTTTACTAGAAGAATATGATAAATAAAAATTACTAGCTGAAACTGAGTTTATCCAAAATCCACTACTTGTAAAACTACTAGATGCTTGAAAACCAATTTTATTGCCATCATATCCACTATATATCTTGTTTTTAAGATATAAACTGCTAGTTCCTGCATAACATGTAGTTAAAACAGACCACCAATTGCCATCAAAAATAGGTAAATATACACTAGCGGAAACACTTCCACTTATTAGTTTTAATGTACCATACTGGTACTCAGGATTAACTATAGAAGAACTATATGAACCAGTAGCATATCCACTTCCTGTATATTCTATAACTAAATCATACGCTGAGCCTGAAAATGAAGCTAATGACTGGCTAAAACTAGAAGTAGTAGCTACAGGAATACCTGTGGTTTTAAATCTAAATTCAACTGTACTTAATGATGCACTAGTAATTCCTGACGGTATGGCTTTAGATACAAATCCTGAGCTTGTAGTAAAAAATTCATAATTAAATTGGTCTTGAAATTGGTCCCAATCGTTTGCATTAATTTTATTTTTACCACCAAATTCACTTATTCTAAGAATAGTATCAGGAATGCCATAAGTATTAATTAATAATCTTAAGCCTTCAACAGTACCTTTTTTCTTAAATAATAAAGGTAAATTATGATATATTCTTTTATAAGTACTAACATTAACGTCTTCTAATGGTATTACACTATTGGAAGCAGTTATATAATTAGTAATTAATTCACTTCCTGTTGGAGGTAATAAATTTAAATTATTAGTTATACCTAAAAATGAAGAATATAAATCGTTTGTTGAAAAATTGTTTTGATATATTTTAATACCAAAATCTTTTAAAGCATCAGATACAACATCTCTTGATAAACCATAGTCTATTCTGTTATCTGAGTTGTACTTGTTTGATACTTCTTCATAATATAAATACAAAATATCAAAATGTTGACCTAACATTTCAACAAATAATTCATACTGAGCGTTTTCTGGGTCTTCTTTTAGATATAAAGGTATAGCATTTACTAATGCGTCTTTATTTTCTGAGTCAAAAATAGATGCTGTGCTTAGTTGACCAGTCAACCATGCTTGTCCTTGTGAAGATGTTGATGGATAGTTTACGTATGGTTGGGTTGAGTTAGATTTAGGCCAAGAAGTACTACCAGAATTATAATATAAATAATATTCATATCCATCAAATTTTTCTTCTATCTCTCTAATTTTAGTTAAATAAATGTTTTGACTAGAAGATAGATAATTATTTATTGGAGATAATGAAGCACTAGTAGCTTGTTGATTGTAACTTTCAATTAAAGAAAGTTTATAATAAAAGTTTTCTAACCTAGTTTGAGCTGAAGAAAAATGGACAAAATTACTATAATCAGTATAATCAATGTTTAAACGAATTGATTTATTTTTTAATATATTGTTTAATTGGTTAGTTAATGAAGAAGATACTGACGTTTGTAGTGAGGTGTAATTATAATAATCTGTTGAATTATTAACTTTATCTTTTAAAGATATATTTAAGTTAGGACCTTTAAGTGGTATTGTAGGTTCAGTTGTATCAAATACCGCTATTGCTTCAATAAAATAAGCTATCGAATTTGCTAATTTATTTATAGCCCACAACTCAGATTTTAAATCAAATTGAACAGGAAGTGCTTCGTATAATTTAATTAAAATAGTATCATTTTGTAATAAAATGTTATTTGCAATAATCAAATTATTGTCTCCAAAATTTAAATAAAAATCTGGGAAGTAGTTTAAATTACTAATAGATGATATAAAATTATTATATCCTTCAACTATAAGCCCAAGTGGTATTGTATTAGAAGATAATCGTATTTCAGTTCTATCTGAACTAATTTCTGATATAAAATATTTGTTTGTAAATGATGAATTAAGTAATGGAGTAATAAAGTTATAAACTGTGTAGTACTGTCCTTCATCAAAACCTAATGATAATAAATCATTTTGAGGATCAATAGTTACATCTTCGTCTAGTAATGTATAATTTATAAAATTATAATCTGACGTAATGACATTTTGATTAGCATCTAATACATGGTATTCTATTGTATTAAAACTAGATGAAAAAAGAATATCATTAATAGTAAAACTTGAAATTAATCCACTATCTGATTCCTGGTAGTTTTGGAATTCAAAATTATCTGCGTTAACAGGTTGTATATTAACTATAGTATTATCTGCCATTTGTAATTGAACCTATTATTTGTTGTTGTAATGCTAAATTTTCTTCTCGTAAAGCAGTTATTTCATCTAAAAGTGCTTGAGCAGTATCATCTATAAATTGAAAATTTATATATTCACTACTTTGTTTAACCAAATATTCATGTGAATTAGTTTCGCCGGTTTTAGGAATATCAAAAAATAAAGTTTGATAATCATTAAAAAATGCAGCCACTTGATCTTCTGGGGTGAGAGATGAAGTAACAGGGGGAGGAGGTACTAATTGAGTAAAAGAATTATCTATTACGTTATCGTATTGTCTTCTCTCGTAAACTGTTTTATTTAAATTTAGTTTATCCATTAATAACTTTAAAATAATAATTATCGTCTAAAACTAATGTTTCTCCATTAATTAAAGTTTTAATTAAAAACTTATAATATCTTTCTGGCTCTAAGCCGTTCATATAAATCTTGAAATAATTACCCTGATCATCTGCGCTTAGTTTAGTATAAGTTGTATCAAAGTCAATTACAAATTCATTTGTATCTAAATCTTTTACAGCATAATAAGATGCTGTTGGTAAATAATAATTTTGAATATAAAATGAACTGGTTTGGAATGTACGATCGGGGTATTGTGGGCGCACGTCTAATCTAAATTTTTCAATACTATCCTTTTCAAAAAATCCTTTATTATTAGGAAAAGTAGCTACTATTTGAGATGAAGTTATAAATGTTAATCCACTAGAACCAGTATTAAATGTATAATCATTCCATCTAAATTCTAATTGTGGAGGATAAATGGTATGAGTGTCTACAGAAAATAAAGACATATCTGGTTCTATAGAACCACTTTGGTTATATTCTATACTTGAACTCCATTTTAAAATAACTCCATAATTAGCTATACTACTTGAATACCAAGATTTAACTATGTCTGTAATATTTGAATCAATATCTTTAGTAGATCTAGTACTAAATGATTGAGTAACTTCATATTTTAATCCTGAAGCAGAACCAGTATACCAAACCCCTCCTCCTGGATTTGAAGATTGAAATGAAGCGGTTATATATGCTCCAAACGAAGCTGTAGTCCAACGAGTACCACCATTAAATGTAGCCCAAGTCCAACTAGCACCATCTTCTAAAGCCGGAGAATAATCAGATTTGCCTAAACCATTTGTCCAGTCTTGGGCTAATGGATATATATATAAAGTTGTATTTGTAGTAATTCCTTTAGTATTAGCATTAAATACTCTAAGATTTGCTTGCCATTGAGAATTACTAACTGTAGTGTTTAACACATCGGCTATTTCAGCTGAGTCAAAAGCTATTAATGTTCTAGCTACTTCAGCAGCTGAGATAAAAATAGGATCTGTATAACTTGTTCTATTATATATTTCTAAAATTGGGTCTAACCCAGCATTTGTATCCGGGTTTAGAGAATATAATGTAGTGTCTTTGTTTGGGAATATTTTATAGATTGCCATTTTATTTTATTATAATGATACTACACGTCCTTGAATATCTGAGTTAGGGTATCTAACTTCAAAAATAGATGGATCTAAAGAAGGATAAATAGTATTGTTATATGTAGCTCCTTTAATATCGTATCCATATTGAGAATACCCTAAACTTATACCTGTTTTGTTTATTATATCAACATTTTTAACAGTTTGAACACCTTCAATTTTATCTAAAAGAATATAAATATCTCTTAAAATAATAGGTTGGTTAATTTGCCATTTATCTATAGCAAAATAATCTCGTAAAGATGTAATACAATTATTTAATACATCTGTACTGCTATAATCAGGAAGTATTATAATTTCAAAATTAACTCCTATATTGATTATAAATCCATCTTTAATTCTAATAGAATCACCTATTACTCTATATTGAGATAAATATGTTGATAAATTTTGTTTTAATGTACTAGATGCTATATTAAGATTTTTATTAACATTGTATGTTAGTACATATAAATCTAATGTAGAAGGAATTTCACCTACTTGAACATTTTCAAGTTTAGTAGGTTCAATATATGCTTTAGCAACCATACCATATTGTGGGGGCATGCTTAACGCTCTAATCAAATAATCGTCTTGGGTTACTGTTCTTAATTGAGTACTATAATTAGATAATGTGTTTTGTCTTATTTGTTCTAATGTATCTCCGTCTCCACCACCACTAGCAGCTTCTAAATTATTAACCGCTAAAGAAGAAAACACAGTATTAGCAGTTGTTTGATTTAAATTATTTTTCAAAAATTGTACAGTACCTGCTAGTTGTGTTAATGTATTAGAAAGAGCATTAGCAGTAGCACTTCCTCCTGTTAAATATCTAACTGTTAAAGTAGTATTTGATGGTGCAATACCATAAGTATTTGTAAATATAAAGTTTGTAGGACTATAAGCAGTTGTTAATTTACTTTGACCATAAGGTAAACCTAAACCAACATTGTCTGAGTTTGGTACTATTTCTTCATCTGAAACAGATGTTGTACCGGCTCCAAATTGGATTTGTAGTGATCCTGAGTTTACGAATCTTGTAGCAAAACGTCTTTGTACTTTTTCTAGTTTAAGTAAGTATGGAGCATCACCAACATTTTGAAAATTGTTAGGATCGTTTGGGTTAGTATTTTTTATAGAGGTATAAACAACATCTTGGGCTAAATGATCTACTTCATACCATTTATTTCCTTCACTATCAGTAACATCTAATATACCTATAATTCTATCAGCATTTATATTTACAGTTGGAAATTGTTGAGGTGTACCAAATGTAAATGTTGTACTATTAATAGTAGCAGATATAGCCTCTACTTCTTTTCTAAGTAAGTAAAATGTTGGGTTACCAGAGGATATTTGATATACTGTTATTTCTGTAGGGTCTGTAGAACTAGATACAGTAAAATCTACGTCGTCTTGAGTTAGAAATGGAACCCCATTTACTAATGTAGATGTTACAGTAGCATTTTTGTTAATTTTTAAAGCATAATCAAAATCTGGGATGTATGTACTTCCACTTAACTTAGAAGGTACTAATTGATAAACCGACAATGGTGTAGTAGCTGCTGCTGTTACTTTAGGTTTATAATTAAACATATATGCTAGTTCAAATATGTTATTTAATTGTCTAGCATATTGTAAATAAGTTTCTTGTACTTGATTATCTAAATAAAATGATAAAACATCTCCAACGTACGCAGCCATTTCCATAACCATCATACCCGGAGAAGCAGGACTAAAGTCACTGTATGTGGTTGGAAAATACGTTCTAGTATAGTCTATCAGATTTGTTCTAAATGAACTAAAATCTCTATTTAAATATTTTATATCTTTTTTTTCAGCCATTTTAGAATGTAATTTCTATTTTATCAGATATAGCAGTGTTGGGAATATTATATGTTAATTTAACAGTTACAACATTAATATCTGGGAGTGAGTCTACTTGTAAGTCTTCTACTTCTATATTTGTAAAATATAAGTTTATTTTATTTTGAATATCGTCTCTTAAAAATGATAAATTATCATTAGATATTTGTTCAAATATAAATGCTTTTAAATTAGCACCAAAATTATTATTCAAATAACGTTCGTATTGATTTGTTAAAAAATAATTCAATAAATTAGACTTAATAGCATCTTTAGTTAGATAAGTTGAATTAAAAACTGCATTTCCATTAAAAGGTAATCCTATACCTACTGCTACGCTAGGTTTTGTATCTATGGGGTATATTTTTCTAGCATTAAAAGCCATTATTTCTTACCTATTAGTCCCATTATTTGATCTAAACCTAATTGCCCACCTGGCAATGAACTGCCTTCAGACATTGTATTTACAGGTCCATTAACTTTAAAATCACCAGCAAAGCCCGAAGATGGACCTTGAGCCATTTCACCTAGTATATCCATATATGCCTTTTTAGTATCTATGGCTGGTTTAGGTGCTTGATGTGGTATGTTTTTGGTTGTAAAGTTTAATGTAGTTGATTCGTTAACTGGCATTTTTGGTGCCTTTACAGCCTCGAGTAAAATGTCCTTCAATTCGTCATGAATTGCTTCTTTTACTGCTTCTTTAATAAGTTGTTTAAGGATGTCGGTTTTCATTTGTTATAAATATTATACTTTTAAATTATCTCTATCAATTATGAATTTAATTTCTTCTAGAAGTACATTAACTGATGATGCAAATGATGATTCTGTGCGTAAAACTATAACACCATTTGGGGTTTTTGCTACTGCGTATCGTTTAGGGAATCTTAAATCATTTTTATCATCCAACAATATTTCTAATTTAAATCCTTTATAAGTATTGTCTGAGTTTGGGGTAGATGATTGAAGATTTTTAATTATATTATTATCTTCTATATTTATAAGACTATTAATTTCTAAAAGAATATCATTTTCAGTACCTGGTTGACCACCGGATGTTAGTTGATTATTATTAGTTAATTTTGATAATTCTGTTTCTACACTTTCTCCAGATTTACTAGCTGCTTCTTGAGCCGCAGCTAATTGCTCAGATGCTTTTTTAGTTGCGTTTTTAGAGGCACAATCTTGTATTAGTGTATCTAATTGTTTTAATTTTTCTACTACTGCTGCTAAAATATCTACTATAAGTTCTTTAATTTGTTTAAACATTTCCAGTACTGATTTATATTCTTCTATTTTATTTTTAGCTATAGATAATGAGTCAGCTGCAGTAACAATTAATCCTATAGGTACACCCACACCCCCAGCAGCAGAGGGAGCGGGATTTGTTTTTAAAACGGTTACAACAGTATTTTCTACTACAGGTATAGCTACTTCTATTGGTTTAATAAGTAAATCAATTTGATTTATTGCTTTTCTAATCTGGTTTATTAATTCTGCTGTTTGATTTCTCTTTTTAATAATTTTAGCTATCTCGGCATCACTAGGACACCCTGTAACAAATTTACTCAATAATTGGTCAAGAGTTTGAATTATTTTAAATTTTAATCCTACTACTTTTTTTACAATAAGTTGTGCTACTTTTATTTTAGGATTAACAGCCATTATATTAAAAAATTAGTTTTTGATTTTAAATTAATTAATTCACCTTTTAAAGCAGATAAAGTACCAGTCATTTCTATTGCGGCTGCATTTATTGGGATGTTGGCAAATGGAGGCAATATTTCTGCTAATGTGGATAGTGCTGTTGATAGTTTAATTAATTGATCACAAATTGTATTAAGAGCCTTTACGGTTTCATTTCCTTTTAGCATTGGATTAGTAGTATCTTTATCACCTAATTTAATTACAGAAGCCTTAACTATAAAATCCGTATTTGTATCAAAATTAAATCCTTTAATTGAATTAAACCCAATAGTTAATGCTGAGTTGAGTAGTATATGGTCTTTATTTGATGTCAGTAATAAACGATTTGAATTCATTATTATTTGACTATCAATGTATTGATCTGGTTTGGTTGGAGGTGTTTTATAACTTGTAGTTGAAAATTGAGATAATGTGATTGGAATTTTTTGATTACTAGTTAACCAAATAGAAGATAAATCTTTATTTATATCTTCAGTTATAGGTAAATATCCCTCTTCAGATACATCTTGGGGCTGACCATTTCTTATAATAGTAATAGGATTACCATTGTCTCCATTTGTAGACCAATTATTTAAATTTGATTTAAATGTACTACCTAAACGAATTGAATTACCCCATCTACCTTCTACTATATTATCTCCCAAAAATGATGTTAAAGGATGTAAATTAGAATATTCTTTAAATCCTGGGCCTAAATTAATAGGTGACGTTGAGTTTTGAGTCTTATTAGTGCTGCCTAAAGAAGTAACTTGATAATTTTTATTTTGAGTATTTTGTAAATCTGTGTTAATAAAGAATGGAACAGCATTATGGTGTTGTGAGCCCCACATGTTTATTACACTAAAATAATAATATTGGGGTGATGTTTCACCAGTCATTACCGCAAGACTTGGTAATGATATAATATAAACTGTTTCATTAAATATAGGCCAATTTTTTGTATTCGAAAATAATGGTTTAGCGTATAAACCACTAGAACCCGGTTGTGAAGTAACAGAATTTATTTGAGTGTTTATGAATTCAATTGTACCTAATGATTGATATCCTCCTTTTAGATTTTTAAATTTAGGGTGCTGGTTATCCAAAATGATGTCAATTACCCTACCTACTATAATAAGGTTATCTAAGCCATCACTATTTAGACCTGTAGCGGTAGTTAGTGTGTTTAAATTTTTATTTAAATTAGAATTTAAACCACCAAAACCAAATTTAGGTGTTGCCATCTTCTTTTAGTTTATTTATTTCACCCAATAATTGAGCTTTTTCTTCGTCAGATATAAGTAAACTTCCACCTGCTTCTACAGAAGCGTTATTTGCTACTACACGTTGAATTATAGTAGCCATTTTAATTAATTGTTCGTCGTTTTTAACTCCTATTTCAAGATATTCTTTAATTAAAGGAACAATTAATGTAGCATCACCAATATTTTCAATTAGTGGCTTTAATTCACTGATTAAGGTTGAGATTTGTTTTTCTTTCTTTTTTTGGTTGTCGTATATTTCTTTCAACAAATCTGAAAACTTTTTATCACCGAATATATTAGAATCTAATCCGTTCATGATGATAAATATTTATATTATTAAAATTTAATATATCCGTACTCTAAGTAAAAATTATAATTAGTTTTAAATATATTACTTAGTTTATCTGCTATTTTAGTTATTTTAGGTGTTTTAATATCAATAATTTCACGTATATAAATATATAGTGCTTTTTTATTAAATATCGTTAGATGATCACGTTTTCTAAATAATTCAAGAATAGCATCTGCTATTTTAGCATCTTCGTCTTTAGGAAATAAAGTATAAATGTTTGAAGTACAATATTCAATATACAAGTCCATAAATAATGCTAATTTATCATTTGCAGATAATTTATCACTAGGTGAGTTGTATTCCTCCATAACATATGATTCTGAGTTATCGTCATCTAAGATAGATACTGGTATGGAAGTAATTTTCTTTTTATAATTTTTTTCGTTATATAATATTAACCAACGTTTAACAATAGTACCAAAATAAGAATAGGCTTTAGTTCCTTTAGTATTGTCAAATAAATGAATTTTACTAAGTAAAAACGTAATGATTTCATGTTGTAGATCTTCTATGTTTTCTACTTCAGTATGATAAAATTTAAATGTATGAATGATATTTTGAGTAAGTTTAAAAAAAGCATAATGGATACCCTCTTCATAAATTTTACTTCTAACAATAGGATCTTTAGTTTTGTTATACAAAACAATAGCGTCTTCAGTTTCTTGGGTAAAATAGTTCTTTTTAGCCATTATTTTATGGTTTTAAATTTATTTAATTCGTCTTGCAGGTATTGAACTTGATTAAAAAACCATCCTATTTCATCATCGCTTTTAAACATTTCTCTAGCATCTATTTCTTTAAGTTTTTTGTCTGAAAACTCAATTGTGCTTGAAAGGTTAGCAATATAATTTTCGTATGATTTAATCATATCCTCACATTTTTCATTTTTCCTTAATAAGTTATAGCTTGTGTAACTTAACACAAGTACTAAAACTGTTAAAATAATAATTAATATAATCATAATTTACAAATAAAAAAAGGTTGTAGCTTTTGACCACAACCTCTGTTAATTAATTTTTTAATTAGTCGTTAAAAAAGTCGTCCATCACATTTTTCAAATTAGCACTCTTTATATTTCCAAGTGCTTTTGTTTTGATAGA